ACCCTCTAACATAAACCAGTTCTTATGTTGATTAGCTAATACAAATAGTTGGTTCTTTAGTGTACTGAAATCTTCTCTATAAGTCAGTTCTTTAGCGTATTCTTGTACCAGTTCTACTTTATATCCAGCTTCTTTCATCCTATAGAATAGACCAGAGGCTGTTGTACTCTTGGCAATTCCTGGTCCTCCATACAAGCATATATGTTTAGTTTTCATCAAGCTACCTCAAAGTAGCAAAAATCTTCATCACAAGTGTCGCATCCAAATACATACCCTGGTGTCATCTCTGTGTTTGATAGATCTTCTCCACATCTATGACAAGAAAATACCTTATCTTTAGAAGCTACTAGTTTTAGTTCACTTTCGTAAAAGGAATACCTATCTTCAATCTCTTCTGCATTTAGGTTACTGTTGTATAGTTTATCTACTTCACACACATTGTCTATTCTATAAATGATACTACCATCTATAGTTTCTACTATATCGTATAATTCAAATTTCATATATAATATCCTCCATCCTCATCTTTTACTAACAGATGGTAATCTTCTGCATAATTCTCACCTTCATCATCTTCTAAGTACTGTACATCATTTACATATAAATTGTCAACATTTAGTGTGTTTAAATCTACATCTAACTCCACTAGATAGTCAAATAAAGCATCTTGTACCTTATCTGGTATGGTAACACAGCAACTCTTTAGCAACCTAGTTAAGTTCATTTCCTTCATTAATTCTTCTTCCTAATAATTGTTATATAAAACCAAGTTACTTGTGTAATTGTATTAGTTATTATTGCTAATCCTACTAAAGTCTCAAACATCAGTAACTTACCATTATTTTAGATAAATCTATAACTTCTAAGTCTTTATCCGATAGTCTAAGTAAGTCAAATAGACTTTCATAGTCATGGTCTTCTGTTTGTTTATTAGCAGTTATTGCTTCATCTACATCATCTTTAGACAACTTAGTATATACACAAAAATCCTTTTGTCCCTCATCCGAATCTACTATAGTTATATATCGTTTGGTAAGTATAGGTGTTACTGTAGTTGTTAGTTGTCTTATTCTCTCATCACATATATGCTTAATCTTCTCATAATCTAGTGTTCTATCATTTCTACCACTATCTCTCAGAACTCTCTCAGTATTTAAAAATTTGTAGTATTCCTCATACCCCTTTATTTTTGTCATTTCTTTCTCTATAGCATCTTTATGCCCTATACGTAGTCTGTACTTGAATACGTTACCTTTCGCCCATCCTTTTAATTCATCTATAGTCATCATCTCTTCTAAGTGTTCTATAGTTTCTTTTTCATCGAACATTTGGTAGTGCTTAGAGTCAGGGTTCAGTAGTGGATTTTTTTTCATCGAAATATCTCTCCTTTATTTCATTAAATATGTTTTCCGAGAACAGCTCAGTATTACCTGTCGATAATAGTGGTGCTCCTCTATATTGCTTATCTTTAAATTCAAGTAGTATTGCCTGTTCTGCGTCGTAAGCTTCATAACCTGTGTTGTACTGTTTAGCAGCTACTACTTCTATAGTCTTTAAGTCTTTAACTAAGAATCTTTCGTTTACAGAAAAGTTTGTAATACCAATTTTAAAGGCTACGCCCTTGTTCACACTCAAAAAATACAATATTGTAGGTTGTGTGTAGTTTAATCCATGTTTATTGCACTTAGAGCACCCTTGTCCTTGCAAGTGCATTGATCCAAGTTGAGTAAATTCAGACATGCACGTAGTACAAACTATCCCTACCTTTTCACTACTCATAGTAAATAGGCTTTCGTTATAGGCGTATTTAGTACCATGTACTGCAATAGCTCTATTTTTAAATTCAGAAAATGACAAGGTGTGACTATTAGTTGTAGATAACCTCCCACATGCTGGACACCCTGCCCCTTTCACATGGTCATTGGCTGTTTGTTGGAAGTCTCCGTGTATCGGACAAGTAATAAGTACCTTACTATTGGCGTTTTTGTATTGCAATTTGTTGTAAGAATACTTTGAATTATGTCTCTCTATTGCTCTACGTAAGAAATTAGAGGTTCTTACCTCCAGACTACTTCCTGTTTTATCAAACTTGCTTTTCATATAAATTCCTTTTGTGTTCTTCTTATCTGTACCTGTATTGTATCTAATGTGATGTTAAAATATACTTAAATTAGATGTCAGCATCCCAAGGATTCAAGCTGTACTCCAACCATATATCCCAAGGTTGAATCTTATGTTTAGAGTAGTTAGATGAACCTACGTTATAGTCTCTAACACTATCAGTTACGAGTCCTTGAGGTTCGTTTTTTAGAGTAAGAAGGTTACTGATAGCTTCTTGGGTTTTATTTTCTCTGTCTAGTTTGTAGTACTCTTCTCTTTCTTGGATGTCACTCATTATTGTCCTTTATTCTGTGTATATAGACTATTCCATATTTAATAATCATATTTCTTTTAAGTTGTTGTCTAGTCATATAATCTGGTTTATTTACAATTATGGACATTGTATTATTATATATTACATATTTCTTCATACCTATCCTTTAATTTGATATACATAGGTTGCCCTATGTATTATTCTAAACCTTTCTCTTGTCTAATCTCTTTAAACTCTGCTCTTAGCTCAGATAGTAAAGCTACACCATCTAACTCATATACTACACCAGACTCATCAAGTTCTACAAGGGACTTAATGGATAGAGAATCAATAACATCTAAAGGATTAACCTCTTTAACTCTATTGGCTAATTTCTCTACAAAGCAAGCATCCATCTTATTTACTAGATTAATGTTCTCTTCCACAACTTGCTTATAAGCTTCTTTATAGTCTTCCAGTTCGGTTCTCATGGCTGATATTAAGCTGTTAGCTGACTCTAGTTCTAGTTTTAATTGTTTTTTCTTCATTTGTTTCCTTGTGTTATTAGTATCCATATAAGGACTCTTCCTCATCGTAATCTTCTATACCTAGTTCGTCAATGTCTTTATCATCAAATTCACCACCTTCTAGTATACTCCTGATGTCCACTAATGGTTCATCATTAAATATAGCTATTAAGTAGTCTAGCATCTCTGCTTTAGTTTCTTTACTCATAGTTCTTGCCAATCACTATTAAATTCTGTATCGTTATGATACCAAGTAATAGCTTCTAAGACTTCTTTACTGTATACTCTTTCTGTATCAGATTTACAAGCATGTACTTGTTTACTCTCATCATCAAAGTTACTAAAATCATGAAATATTCTATACCTACCACCATTATCTAATATATGCTGAATAGTGTCTTTAATCTCTTCACAAGCTTTAGTATCTCCAGATATGTATAGAGTATCTTTACCACTAATCTTCTCAAAAGCAATACCTTTACAACTCTGATAATGATGAGTATCTGTTGTAATTACATTATAACCCTCAAATAAGACATTAGGTAAACCTAGTTTTAGGTCATAAATCTTTGCTTTTACTTTCCTAAAGTCTCTTACTTGTGAATTCACTCCATTCAAGTAGTTGCACAGACCGTCATAGTCTCCTGAGTAAATCTCAGTAGTCTTACCTAGTACGAAGTATCTGTAGTACAGAAAAGCCTTGAGAGAACCAATATGGTCATCATCCGTGTGAGTAATAAATATATTATCTATCTTACTCAAGTCTAATTCGCCTAGTTCCTCTAGTCTTTTTAGTTCTGTAAACACATTGTATCCACAATCTACTAGTAACTGTTTACCACCTTCTTCTACTAGAAAAGAACTATTAGTCATCTTAGTATTGAAAGCAGAACTATTTCCTAACTGTCTATATCTCATATAAACTCCTTTTTTTCTATTCATTGTAAATAAATAATATACTTATCAACATTTGATAAGTCTCCTTTAAGACATAAGTCTTTAATAAAGGTATTGTGACTAGGTATGTCATCAGTAGTTACATGAAGTTCAATATCTGAGTTATCTTCTCTGTCTATTCTCGGTATGTAAGGTATATTTTGAGTATTAAGGTACTCTTCTACACCTTCAAATGTCTTACCTGTTATACTATAGTCTACAAATTCTACATTCACACAACTGTCTCAGGTTCTTTAGTTTGTTGAGCTTCTAAAGCTTTCTTAATCCTAGTTGTACTTACACCCGTAAGCTCAGACACTTCTTTAAAGTTGTAGATTCTTTTACCTAGTTCGTTAGTCTCAGCATACTTAGCTAGAGCTTCCTCTAAACCTTCATTTTTGATTCTTTCTCGTTCTAGTTTAGCTAGTTCTTTAGCTTCTGTTTTCCTAGTCTTAATTAGCTCTTTAGCTTGATTAATCAAGTGTTTCAGTTCTCCGTCTGTATGAATACCTAGTGATTCTAGTACAGAATCTTTATCATGTTCTGTTTGAGTAGGGTCTATGATTTCTTGTTGAACTATTTTTGATGGGCTCCAAGATACATGACCATTCTCTAAAGAAGTCACTTTGAATCCTGAGTCTTCTTCATTCTCATCTTCTGGTAGTGTCCATCCTCTAAACTCATTGTACTGTAGTCTTGTCATAGGTTCAAGTGTTACTTTTCTATATAAAGTTACTTCTGTTACTGACTCTACTGTAGCTTGTTCTATTTCTTGCTCGTTTTCTTCCATTATTTTCCTTCTTTTGTTTTAGTTACACATCTTCTGTCAAATCTATGTTGACTTATAATACCCTCGTTATTTATCCATTCACATACTACTGCATCCTTGTTTCCACCAATTACTGTCATAGATGGACTACCAGAGTTAAAAATGACTATATCTCCAACTAGTATATTAGAGCTATGTTCTGTACAATTCTCATCTTTCAACAATTCTGTACTTAGTACTATTTTCTCATTTGCTTCTGTTCTAAGAACACTAGCTTGTGCTTTTCGTAGAGTGTAGTCTGATACATCTACTCCAGAGTGAACATCTATATATAGTTGTTTTTGTACTATTTCAGCTTCTAGCACTCTTACTCTAGCTTCTTCTATTTTTGTCATTATTTTCCTTCGTATTTTGTTTTATTAGTTCTTGGTATCTTTAAATTGTATCTAGGTTCCGGGTAGAAACTTACTTTTCTAGCCGAACTTTGTTTGCTAATGTGATTTGGTGGTGACGTTATTCTTGTTTGTTTCTTGGTAGGTCTAATTAGAAAACTAACTAAACCTAACCAAATTAATGTTCTCTTATTTATCTATTTCTCCTTGTTAAATTACGTGTACTCCATTGTCTTTGTACATAATATTTGTATCTTCCGATTGAAACACAAAGAAAGCGTACTCAGCAGCATCACTTGCAGGTGTAACAGTCTTACCACACTCACATATTGTAGGTGGTTCTGTTATCTGAAAACTCTCTTTATTATCACAAGATTTGTTGTTACACTTAGCTATGAATTTAGGTCTCTTTGATAAGACAAATATATGAGTAGGTGGATTGGAGTTCCAGAACGCTTTCCTAGCTTGTGAGCCAAGGTAGTTCAATCTTTGTAACATAATCACACATTTAGCTTCAGTTCTAGCTTTAGTTATAAATTCTTGAGCTAGACTAAAAGGTGGATTAGTAAGTATTAGGTCTACATTAGGCATTTCTGTTGTTAGGTAGTCTATACCCTCACTAAGCTCTGCATAGTATTTATTAGGAACATTTACTTTATTATAGATATGACCTTCTCCTCTACAAGGTTCTGTAAAGGAGTTTACCTTAGTAAAATCTATTTC